ATGGTGCAAACTACCATAGATTTCGGACACGCTGATCTAGATGCCCTTAGTGCAGGAGACATTGTTGAGGCAATCTCTGTACCTGCTAATACTATGGTATTAACAGCAGGAGCAGAGATGATTGAATCAGTTCAATCTGGTGCTGATGGTAACACTGTAAACCTTGGTTTTACAGCATCAGGCACAGCTATTGGAGGCACAGACGTAACAAATTATGTAAGTGGAGTAGATATTGATGATAACGCATCAAATCTCTCTTCAGGAGTTGGTTATTTAACCCCTGCAGCAACTGCAGCTAATCCTATTATTGTTACTACAGCTGCTGATACAATTGATCTTGAGCTTCAAGCAACATCAACTGCTCCTAATACAGGGCAGATTCGTATATTTGCTATATTAATGGATATAGATGCTATTGGTAATCAAAGCACTGTTCATTTTGCAGCAGATGGAGCTGATGAGGTAGACAGAGATCTACTTGCTTAATAATTAACTTTAGGGGGGCAGGGCAACTTGCCCTCTTAATTTATCTAATGATATTAAAAGCAAAAAATAAACTTCCTGAATGGGATATTAAAATTTTTAATATAGATGAAGTTTATTGGCAAATGGATGAGGCTGCTTTACAAGATTTTAGATTTAGAAATGCTATAAATAAATCTTTGAACGAAAGAGGTATGCTTTGGCCTCCAATAGTTTGGTTACAAGAAACTTTTATGATCTATGCACAAGAGCAATCTCACAGAATAGATCCAACTAAAGCAACAGAACAAGATTTAAAATACCGTTGTGCTATAGGAAATAATAGATTTAATTATGCTAAACAAAACGGATATAAAAAAATAGAGTGTGTTTATGCACCTACATGGCAAGATAAAGATACAATTTTAAAAAGTACTTATATGGAATACTGTGTAGATTTTTAGAAAAGGTAAATTATGGCAACAACATTTTTAACTTTAACAAATGAATTACTGCGTAGACTTAATGAAGTAACTCTTACAACAGATACTTTTGCAGGAGCTAAGAATGTTCAGGCTATAGCAAAAGATTCTATTAATAGTTCGATAAGAGAAATACTGCAAGATGGACATGAGTTTCCATTTTTAAAAACAACACAATCTCAAACACTAACAGAAGGCACAGGAACTTATGACTTTCCTTCAGATATGTCTTCAGTGGATTGGGATACTTTTTATTTAAAGACACTAACTTCAGAGTCTAATACAGCTAAAGCACTACCTACTATTTCTTTTGAAAGTTATACTAGAAATTATAGAACTATAGAAGATGCTTCAGGTACAGGTGGTAGAGCTGCTCCTAATCTTGTGTATCAAACTGCAGAAGAAAAATTTGGAGTTACACCTATTCCTAATGCAGCTTATGTAGTAGAGTATGTGTATTATAAATTTCCAAATCCTTTAGGAACTAATGCTACTACAGGTGTTGCTACTGATGGAACAGATAGTACACATGATATTCCAATAATACCTGAAAGATTTAATTATATTATTATAGATGGTGCAATGGTTTATATGATGAGATTTAGGTCAAACGAACAAAGCGCACAGATACATCAGCAAAAATTTATGCAGGGTATGAAAGTAATGCGTAGATTATTATTAGATGATAAACTGTACGTAGAGTCTACAATGATACAAAGACCTAAATTTTCTTCACACATGTTAAGTTTAAGTTCATAAATGGCAGACAATATACAAACATTTAAAGCTATCTGCAGAGGTGGCTTAAATACGTCAGGTGATGTTTTGTCTCAAGGAGAAGAATCTCCGGGAAGTGCTACAAAACTTTTAAACTATGAACCTGACTTACAAGGTGGTTATAGAAGAATAAGTGGTTTTTCAAATGCTTATGGAACGGTTACAGGGACTGGTGCTGTTTTAGGTGTTTGTGTAGCTGATGGAATAAACAATGGTATATTAGCTGCAAGAAAACCATCTTCAGGTACTAACTATCTTCACTTTTGGAATGGGTCTTCTTGGACTGCTATTACTACTTCAGGCTCTCCAACTATGACTGGTGTTACAAAAGTTAGATTTACTAAATTAAATTTTGGTACACCAAAGGTAGTATTAACAGATGGTATTAATCCTGCAGCTTTATATGATGCTAGTAATGGTTACGTACAAATAACAGATTCTAATGCACCTACTGACCCTGTTATATCAGAAGTATATCAAAATCATTTGTTTTTGGCAGG